GATTTAATTTATACATTTGTTAAGAATGTAGATACTGATTATATAGTAACAGTACAAGCAGATGGCGATGATATAGCAGATCTTAAACCATGTCAATGTTTCTTTTCTCCAGTACATATAGATGGAGCTGGTGATGCTTCAAATGATTTAGCTTTAGATGCTGCTACATCTGCACAAAAATGTCAATATTTAATTTGTGATGGAGTAAACACTGGCATCAATACTGACGACTAGTAAGTAAAACATATAATATGAAACTTAAGGTTTTAAGATTTAGTAGCCAGGAGGATTCAACTTCTGGCTTACTTTTTTTAGAAAAAGAATCTAGATTAGAGTTTTTATGTTATACATTAGAAGATGAATATAGGGATTCTAAAGTAAGAGGAGAAACTAGAGTTCCTGCTGGAGTATATAAAATACAACTAAGACAGGAGGGTGGCTTTCATCAAAGATATAGCAGAAAATATGGTAGTATGCATAAAGGAATGCTACATGTCACTGATGTACCAGGTTTTGAATATATTCTCATACATACTGGTAATACTGATGAGCATACTGCTGGATGTCTTCTTGTTGGTGACTCGCAAGAAAATAATGCGATCATCAAAGATGGTTTCGTTGGTAAATCCACTAATGCGTATAAGAGAATATATCCATATATTGCTGAAGCGATACAAAGAGAAGGAGTAATTATAGAGTATATTGATCTTGACACAAAACAATAATGTTTCAAAAATGGCTGAATAAAATAAGACTAAAAGGTCTACCTACTAAAACAGATAATAATGTTCTTGTAGTAGATAATAATGGTGATATAGGTATAAATACTGGATTTGATGCAAGCGCAGATATAACAGGGGTTACTATAGAAACAGATTCTGGATCTGGTAGTAAAGCATCTGATACAGGAGGTAGTGCTGATTTTAGATTACAAGGAGGTGAAGGAATAGATGTTACTAATAGTACTACAACCATAACAGTTGCTGCTGAATTAGCAACAACAAGCAATAAAGGTGTAGCTAGTTTTGATAGTAATGACTTTGCTGTAGATAGTGGAGCTGTAAGTTTAAATCAAACATATATAAAAATATTACCAATTGATTTTATGGCAGATGAAGGCGGTGGAGCAAATAAATCAGCTCAATATGATGATTCAGATGCTGGTGGCGGAACAGTTGATATAGGTGTTAGTGTAGGATCTACATCTGCATCTCTTTTTGCTTTTGTATTTATACCTGTTGGTAAAACAGCTACACATGTAACTATTTATGGTAGTAATACTGGTAATGCTATTACAGTATATGAATCAAATATAGCAACAGGAACTCTTACTTCAAAAGGAACTGGTAGTACAGATCCTGGAGATGATAGTAATATAATAGACATAACAGATGTTGCTGGTAGTGCAACGAATTATTTAGTTATCAAATCTGCAATAGCAGCTACAACTAATACTATTTGGGGAGGTAAAGTAACCTTATCGTAGTTAATTTTATTAAATTTGCATTATGCCATTAATTAAAGACAAATATAGAGCTAAAGGAACCAATACAAGATCTAAATTTATTACTCGTGAAAAAAATAAAGCCGTTTCTACAAAAGATGAATATAGTAATCGTAGATCTACATTTCAAAAACAAGAATTAGAATCTCTAAAATATAAAGAAATTGATCCAACAGGATATGCTTCTGAAAAAAAATCTCAAGGAATAGAAATCCCAGAAGGATTAATATCAGGTGTTAAACTAAATACACCTAATTCTCCAATTAATATATTAACTTTAAATCAAGGAGAAAGTTTAAAAGATATTATTATAAGTCATTATGCTGCTAGTGGTTCATCAGTTGTTATAAGTTTACATTGGAGCATAACACCTATAAATAATTTAACTTTTACAACGGCAGATGGGGTAATAAGCGCGACAGCAGGGGGAACAATATATAGATTATTGACAGATACATTTGTTGTCAATAGCACATTATCTTTAAATAGTAATAATATGTTTGATTCTATTAATAATATAAATAAAACTATATATTTTTATGCTGTTGCAAGCGCGAGGGGCCCAGAAATCACAATTTTAAAATGCTAAAACCTCAACCCTCAAAAGACTATAAAGTCCCTATATGGCTTAGTAATTGGACTTTTAAAGATAAGAGAGGTAAAGTTTATACAATAGAATCACAGGTGGTAAAAGGATATAATAAAGGAGTTATATTTACAAATCAAAGTATTGTTAATAAAGTTGTTAAAAAAATTATTGGTACACGAAAAAAGCATACGCTTGTTCCAGTAAATTTAACACTCGTAAGCCAACATGGTTACGGAGTAGAAGATTAATTAACAATAAATATATGTCACTTAATGATCAAATTAGAGAATATCTCTTAAAAAACCCTCACTTAATGCGTAGTAAATACGCAGACACAGCCAAGAAATTTGGAACTAATTATGAGCAAATTAGAACAGTAGCTCGTAGACTAAGAAAAGATAATCCTGACATGGAAACTAAAGAAAAAGAAGTTCTTAATTTTCAGGAGTCTAAAAATACTGCTGTCGTTACTGCAGAAAATTGTATAAGAGTAAAATCGTTAGATGATTTATTAGCTGCATGTGAAGTTGATTTAGATATGTGGGATGTAGAAAAATATGATATAGGAACTTATGAAGTTACAGGTTTTGATAATGATCGTAATCCTATTACAGTTACAATGTTTAGAACAAAAGCATGGTTAAAGAAAATTAAATCAGAACTTAATTTAAAAAAGATAAAAGAGGAACTTATAGAAGATTTACGCAACCTATCTCCTAATGTTGCAAAAATTGATAGAGAAAGACCTGATGATAGAAAAGAATTACATCTATTAGAAATATCAGCCTTTGATTTACATTTAGGTAAAATTGGTATAAAAGGTGATGAATATAGTTTAAAGATAGCTGAAGAACGTCTTTTAAGCGCCATAGAGCACTTATTATATAAGTCTCAGGGGTACTATATAGATAAGATACTTTTTATCGTAGGGCACGATTTATTAAATTCTGATAAAGATTGGCCTGTTCCTTCTACTACAAGAGGAACCCCTCAATTTAATTCAGACTACCATATAGATATGTATAGATCAGCAAGAAAGCTTATGATAAAAGCTATAGATATATTGTCTGAAGTTGCAGATGTTCATGTTATGGTAATTCCTGGTAATCACGATAGAGAATCTGTTATGCATTTAGGAGATACTCTTGAATTATATTATAGTAATAATAATAATGTTAAGGTAGATAATAGCGACTGTTTAATGAAAGCTTTAGCTTATGGTAATAACCTTATTATATCTGATCATGGAGATGGTCCTAAAACAAACGATCTTCCTGGTATAATATCACAAAGATTTAAAAACTTATGGAGTGATGTGGATTATGTAGAAGTTCATAGAGGGCATTACCATACTAATAAAGCTACTAAATTACAAGCCATAGAAGAATTAAATGGAATAACTGTTAGAAATTTATCTTCTATGTCAGCTACTGATTACTGGCATGACTCTAAAGGATTTATTGGTAATATAAAGAAAGCACAAGCCTTTATATATAGTAGACAAAATGGCTTACAGGGTATTTTAAATTATAATGTATTTGTAAATAAAAATTATAAAAAATGACAAAACAAGATGAGATTAGAAAGTGGAAAAAATATAAACGCAGATTAGAAAAATGGATTAAAAAAGTAGGGACTCATATTTCTAAACTTGAAAGAGAAGCAAATGAAAGATAATGAAACAAAAAAACCCAAACCAATAAACCTTACAAAGGTTAAGCCACCAACTATGTTTGAAATGTTAAGAACTTTTAGTTCTGAACTAAGCACTTATATTAAAAATGGATCTCCTAATGTTTCTGAAGAAAACTATACTAACAGATTAAAAGCTTGTCAATCTTGTGAGAATTTAAATAAGAAGCTAATGAGATGTATGCTGTGTGGATGTCTTATTCAACATAAAGCCAAATGGAAAACAACAACTTGTCCCGATAAACCACAAAGATGGGCCAAAGAAGATATAAAGATTAAGAAGTAACCCCTAATCTTTTTGATTTATCTTCTTCCAAAATTTTAATTAAAGCATTTCTATTATGTAAAGGTCTAGCATTTTTACCTTTATGTAAATTCATAGCGTAATACTCAGATGGCTTATAAACTAATTTTACCTCTTTAATTAGTCCATTTTTATCATATTTAACAATCCATCTATTATCAGCATCTTGTTCTGATCTTTTAATGTGATTTAAATAACTCATAGTTTTTTAATTTTATTTGTTTGTATTAAATGTTTTATATATTCATATTCTTTTAGTGCATTATGCCTGCCTAATCCTTGAGATGCTATTACATCAGATTTGTCTTGACTTTTTATAAATTTATTACCATACCAATGACCTCCTTTAAATCCATCAAAACCACAAATGGTAATATCTTTATAGTTTGATAATGCATAGAATATAGTTATCATACCTGATGTTGGCACCCCTACATTATTGTTAAATTTAAGTAAAGTTTCTTTACAATTATCTAAAACTTGATTGGTACAAAATTCTAAATTAGTTAATTTCTTTTTATTATCATTATAATACTCTTCATTAAAGGTAATAGCTTTATCATACATATTGGTTCCAAATAGATTAAATAATCCTATATGAGAACAAGACCATATAGTAGTTTTCTCACCTATAATATCTTTATACTCTCCAGTTAAACATTCAGGCCTTCCTCCAGAATTAATTCTACACACAATATCAAACTGATCTATTTCTTTACCTAATTTTCTTTTGTTAAGCTCCCCAGAAGACCCTACAATTATTATATTCAAAATTTAAATTTTTTATGAATATTTCCAGTTATTAAACAAAGATATTTATTTTTTGTAGTAAATATTCTTCTTCTACAATTTTTATTATGAAATCCTAATTTATGTAATATATATTTAATATGCTTCATAATCATTATCATTATATTTATCTTTCCATTTATCTAATTCTTCAAAGTAAAGATCTCTAAATTTATCAGCTTCTTTTTGAAGCCCTTTATTTTCTTTCATATTAATATATAGAGTAAAAATAGATCCTACTATAAGTCCTATTAATAAACTAAGACCTATAACTGTTAAAAATAAAAATCCTTCACTATTCATACCAAATTCCATAAACTTGTACATTATTATGAGTTGTACACATTAATACTTTCTTTTTTATTACTGGTCCTTCTTTCTTTTCCTTTGACCAATATTTTGGATTCTTGCTGTTGAGCTTCTTTTTTTTTGGCATACTCTTCCATGTTTTTAATTAATTTTCTATTTTGTCTCCCCATCTATTTCTAATTTTTCTAATTCAAATTCTAAATGAGCTATCGCTTTTTTAATACAATCTATAGGAGTATTATGTTTACGATTTGCACGTAAAAGATACGTGACTGCTGTTCCTATATTATAGGTTAATTCAAAATCTTCTACTACTTTACGCGCTTCGTATTTATGATATTTACCTATATAATATGATGGTATTCTTTTATCTCCAGTAGTGTCCGAAACGTATCCATTTCTACCTACTTCCCAATAGTACTCATTATGCTTTTTCATTAGTCTAATTTAGTTTTAAAGTGATCAATTATTTTATTCATTTGCCTTTTATAGAATAAATCAAAATCTACATATTCCATTTCACCTGAATCTCCATTCATAGTTTTAGGTTGTGTCTTCTCCCATAACTTATAAAGAACTCCTCTCATTCTTTGGCTAGGAGTTTTCTCACTAAACTCTGTGTTAGTTGTTGCTTTTTCAACTGCATCTATCTGATCTTGATTGATAGCGCTAGTTGATATTAATACATAACCAGGTTGTTTAATTAGGTTAAATACATTTACCATAGTTTCTCTTGAGAGTTCTGGTGTGCCTACAAAGATACGTAAACTTCCGTCTGCTAATGTGCTAACCTTATCAATACCTCCTTCAAATACTACTGAATTTTTCATATTTATTTTTGTTTTTTTAATTGCTTATTAATGTCTTCTGCTGTTTTATCATAAACTATCAAATAGAAAGGATCTGATTTTATAATTTTATTATCTTCAAATGTTCCTTTTGATCCATAAAGACAATTTTTAATAGTAAAATTTTCTGTTATAGCATGTATTACTTTTTTAGTTCTATTGTATACATTTTTAGCATTATCTCCAAATCTTTTTGCAGAAATAACATAAGCTATTTTTACTCTTTTTTTATTTTTAATAGTTTGATAAACAGAAATATAATCATTATCTTTTTTTAATATTTCTTCAGCTTTTTCCCATTCTTTTAATATTTCAAAATAATGCTGTTTAGTTAATATATCTAAAGATGGAAGTATAGAAATTCCTCTTAAATATATAGCGTATACATTTAAATCTTTATCATACCTATATTCATTATGACCATCAGGACGAAAATATATTTTATCAAATACAAAGTCAGGTTTTACATAATGAAAGTTTCTAAATTTATATTTAATAAATATCTCGCCTTGTAATTCAGAATCTTTTTTTGGTCTACATATCAAGTATATAGACTCTAATTCATTCTTATATAATCTTATATAGCCAGTTTTATATTCTGTTACCTCAAAGTTGAATTCCTGATTAATATTATCAGGAACCAACTTCAATAGGTATTTTATAAAATTATCTTTGAATGTAGGATTTGTCATAATATATCAAAGTCCATTATATGTATAGTTCTTTCTGAATTTTTATCCAGATAATCATAACCTTCACCTGGCCAATAATCATTATCTATACAATATTTATAAATTTCTAATTCTCTATTATACATTTCTCTACCATAATCTAATAAATCGTTACCAATTTGTATTATATTAATACTAAATGGTGGATTTTTCTCTATAGCTACAATATAGAACTCCTCTGCTCTTACAGCGTCCATATAGAATGCAGCCTGCTTATAGTACTTAAACTTCCTTACAGAGCTTGAAAATGCGTTATATGAGCTATCTTGTGTAGTTTTAAGGTCTACTATTATATTATGCTTTGGTTTATATACATCAAGCATACCTCTACATTTAATGTCATATTCTTCATTATGCCAAGCTACAATATGCTCTTTTAAACCATTACTTAATAAAGATTTTGCATCGTTATCTTTCATAAGCTTTAAAGTTAACATTTCTATAAGATCATAGTCTTTTCCAGATAATACAGTTTTAAACATATTATTGTTAGCAAATTCAGAAGCGTCTATTTTACCCTGCTTAGTTCTTTTATCAAATTTAGGAGATATTGCATAATGATTGTTAAATTCTTCTGGCTGTAAAACATTCATATGTAATGCTGATCCAAATTTCATAGCTGGTGTTGCTGGTTGTGGATTATCCATCATATGCCTACAATACTCAGGAGAGTTGTTAGATAGATAGTTTAGTATACTGTTTGATACATAGTCTGTATCATTATAGTAATTAGCGTGTGTTAAATTGTGATTTTCTATTAATTTCATATTGTTTAAAGACATTAAGACCCTCCCGAAAGAGGGCCCCAATGCAATCAAAACAAAAACCATGAATAAACACGGTAAGAAAGTTCTACAAAAGTAGTGAATTATTCTTTCGCTCCCTTAACTTTCTCTTCTTTGTTTTGTTTTTTATTAATTTCTTTCTCTTCTTCTTTTTGTTTTTTTACATCTTCTTCATGCTTCTGATCTAATTCTTTCATTCTTTCAAGAATGTTCTTAGACTCTGGTATTCTCATACAATATTCATAAAAACTTTTATTAAATATTTTTTTATCATCTTTCTTTAAATTACAATGAAAAGTTTTATGTGCCCAAGTAAGTAATGCTACTTCATGAGCATGTAGTGCGTCTGATAATGCTTTAATTGTTTTAGCTACGGGTTCCTCTACTTTGTATTTTGTACCCATAATGTTAATCTTTTCTTTTTTCTTAACCATTTTGTTTTATTAAATTATTTATTTCTTCTGCTAATTCTTTATCATTTCCAACTAACATTTCTATTAACAAAGCTTTGACACTATCTTTGTTGCTCTTAATTTCTGATATATAATGCATATATTTAACAGAAAATTCTAAAGATGCTTCATATAGCTCTCTGTGATAGTCATATATATTTATTAATGTAGCGAAATCTGCTGTATGATGTAATACATTAGCATGATCTCTATTTACTAATAATCCAACTTTTTTACTTGTAAGTTGAAATACTCTTCTTAATATATATATTAACAATTTTCTTCTTATATTTATATCAGAAACTCTTGATTTACCTCTTATTTCCTTTAAGGTAATATTGAATTTCTCACAAAATTCATTTATAAAATCATTTATTATTGTATCTTTTGTCATAATACTTTTATTATTACTCCTGCATTTTCTTTGTCGTGTGAATATTTGCCAAAAGAAGGCAAAATGCAATCACAATTATCATCTTGAATATAATCATATTGAACCATTAAGTCTTGAACTGTTTGACAAGGATTTATATAATCAAACTTTCTTCTGCTATTTCTTATAAATGTAAATTCTATATTATATGGCATCTCTTTGTCTTTTATTAAATCTAAGAATTTCTCTTTATTATTAAGCCAATCTTGTTTTGTTTTACTTATATAATTTCTAACAGTTTTAGAATGTACTAAATATTTTCCTGTCCATACTTTACTGTTCTTTGAAGAGGGAACATTTCCTGCTATAAAAATTGTATCCATTCCGCAAAGATAATAAAAATGTGAGAGTTGCACCCTTTAGGAATTTAGTAAGAGAACATTTGCATGTATGCCTACTTAATTCCTTAGGGATTTGTTATCTCTCTCATTTATATATCTTTAGAACGGCATGTCTTCATCATCAGAACTTGCAGAAACTGCTTCATTGGCTTTTGACCATTCAGAATGCTGCATACTAAATTCAGACATTTCTTCTTCACTTAATTCTTGATTCATATTAGCGTTATATGTACATTTTCCACCAGATTTTGCAGACCATCTATATTTAACAGATGTTCTGATTACTGGTTCTGATGTATCCCTATTTTTCCCTATATACTCTTCAGATATAAATGTAACCATTAATGAATTTCCTAAAGCATCATTCATTGCCTTACTGTCATCACTAAAATCTCTTACACCTGCATTAATTAAGAAGTCTTTTATTTGTTTTGTTTTCCATTCTTTTGTAGATGGTTTATCTGTTTCTTTTACAGCCCAGAATCTACATCTACCAACTTTACCATTACTTGTAACAGCATAATCTATAAAAGGTGATCCTTTATAGTCTTCTAGTTTTTCTGATGTAGACACTCCTGTTATTTTACATTCATAAGCTCCTGGAGTTATATATTCTACTTTCTCTCCTTGTGCTTTACCACTTGTGGTGGTATTTAAATTAAAGGGTAATGTACTCATTATTTATTGTTTTTGATTTTCCAGTTAATATACTTAGTTAATGTATCTCCATCAAAGATAATCTTATCTTTCTCAGGAGCATATGGATAGTCTTTACCTTTCCATTGCTTTGTAGTTAAAGTTTGTATTGGTAGTCTGTATAAGAATCTACCTATACCCCATGATACACATGCACGTTTAAATGCATCTGATACATGGCCTTTGTCTTTTTCTACTTTAGACTCCGATCCTGTGTCTGATTTCCAAATCCATCTTTCTCCTGGTCCCTTATCGTCAAAAGGATAGTCTATTCCTACTTTACAGAATAATAATCCATTCTCTTCGTAAAATATACTTTGCCAGTTTTCTGGACCACAGACTTCATCTAATATATCCATGCAATCTCTAGCGTCTATATAAGCTACGCAGGTTGTTTTTCCATACTTGGTGGACTGTACACGCCATTTATATGGTAATTCTTTCTTTAAATCTTCTAAATTCATTCTTTTTCTTTTTTGTTTTGTTTACTTGCTTTTCTAATTGCAGCTGCTGCTACAACAAATTTTACAAATCTTCTTATCATAACAGGCTTTCCTTTTAATACTAAAGTAACTGCAATTTCTTTAAATGTAAAAAGTAATACCTGCCTGACAAGTTTTTTATCAATACCTAAATCATATGCAATTTCTGCAACTATAGCCTTTAATTTAGACTTTTCTTTAGATTTTCCTTTAGATTTTTGTTTGATTTTTTGCTCCATATTAAGAGCAAATATACATAATTATTCTTTATCTCCAAATAATTGATCAGCTAAATATATTGGTACTACAATAACACATGCAATAATTAATGCTAAAAATATTGGACCTACTATAAAAATTAAAGCGGCAATAGATGTAACAGAAATTATTGGATATTTACCAATTATTTTATATAGCTTATTTTTTCTCATAATCTATAAATTTTGTTATTTCACTTTTAAAACTTAAGGTAACTTCGCCAACACCTATATTTCTACCTTTAGCAAATATAATATTGGC